CTAATCTGAGCCCATCACCTGGGGCATGGGTGGGGCAAAATCAGATAATTTCTGGTTTAGTATGGTGATCTGTTCACGGTTGTTATCGGACATCCAAGAACCGTACACCTGATACACCATTTGCGAGTTAGCATGCCCCATCTGGTTTGCGATAAAATTGGGGTTTGCTCCTGCTGTTAATGACCAGCATGCATATGTATGGCGCGACTGGTAGGCTTTCCGATACCGGACGCCAGCGCGTCGCAGTGCCGCTTCCCAGCTCTGGTTTACTGAAGCCACAGCATAGTGATGGCCCGCTTTTCCGTTGGTGGCGCTCAGGGATGGATTGAAGACAAAAGTGCAAGGGTGGATGGTAGAGCGTCCGAATTCCCGCAGCTTAACTTCGATCTGATATTGCTTACCAAGACGTGTCATTTCTGCCTGGCGTTTCAGTACATCCAGTGCAGGCTTGATCAGGTAAACGATCCTGTCTGTGCCAGCCTGAGTTTTCGGTAGCGTGAACTCTTTCATCATCGTGTGGTTTCTTCTAACCATCAGCGTTCCAGCCTTTAAATCGATATCTTCCCAGGCCAGCCCGCAAAGCTCCCCATGTCTTAATCCGGTATATACAGCGAGCGACCAGAAGTTTTTTATCTGCAGATTGCCACAGGCTTCGATCACCCTTGAAAACTCCTCCCGCGTTAGCGGATCTGGTTCAGGCTTTGCCTTTTTAAGGGGGGATATTCCCTCAAACGGGCTTTTCTCAATGTAACCACCGCTAACGGCAAATCTGAAAATGCCATGCAGAACTGACATGTACGCGTTAACAGTTGGTACTGATCTGCCTTTAACCGGCTTTGTTTTTCCGGCTGAAAGGATATGGTAGCCTGTCAGCAACTCTTTTCGCAGGTAAAGCAGAGCTTCAGTGTTAATCGCCGAAACCAATTTTTTTTCACCAATCATCGGGATCACATTTCTTACGATTGAGTCGTAACGTCGCATGGCATTGGTTGTTATCTCCATACGTTTGAGGCCAAGCCATCTTTCAGCCAGCGCCCCGATGGTAATTTCTCTTTTGTTTACCCCAAATTTCTCCAGATTTGGCGAGTCAGGAAACTGATTCGCATAATCAAAGCAGCCCGTTTTGATAGCAAAACAAACAGAGGCCCGCAGAACCCCGGCCACTTTGCGGTTTTTAGCGGTGTCAGGGACACCGAGGTTTTCCCTGACACGCTTTCCTTTATACAGAAACCATATGCGCAGCTTGCCGCCATGGTTTTCTACACCCGTTGGGTAAGACGTATTACACATTGAAGCCTCCCAACGTCCAAGAGCGCACCATAGCTTAAGCCTTTCCAGACAAAACAGCACCAGGCTGTTTTGCAGCCTGTCGTTCAATCCACGCATTTATCGCTTCGCAGTTATAAACGCATTCGCTGTTTGGCTTCGGTTCACCATCTGGAGCGATATGAAGATATTCCCGACCCTGCATCCAGGATGTCTTGCGCGCTTTGGCGATCGTGCCGGGGCGGAGCCCGGTAACGGCGACGAGCTTATCTTCGGTGATCCATTTGTTTGGCGTTAACAGAACCACTTCTTGCATTATTTCCTCCACTATCCGGCTGCACCCGGTCTATAGATGTTCAGAAGAGCAGGTAGACCACCCGCCAACCCATGCGAAATAGAGTTAGTCTGCTTAGACAGGTTTTGCTCACTCTCGTGAAAGGGAGGCGGCCATCTGCACTGGCCGCCGGGTAGTTTCTCCACACAACACAGAAGAGCACCTGCGGTTAGGAGTCCCGCCCGGGTGGATTGGGTTATGAGTCCGTTACCCGGTGATGCTCTTGTGTGTTGCGTAAAAAATTAACGGGACCGTGACATCAAGGAAGAAAGGCCCGCCACAAAGAGTCTTACGGCTTGGTTTTATGAATACTGCTTGAATTATCCGGTCATTCATGCGCCACCGGCTGCTACTTCGTGGGCGTCCTGCCTGTTCGCTTTCATTTATAAAAATCTAAAATAACTTAGATTAAAGGTCAAGCAGAAAACCTAAACTAATTTAGATTCTCTGGGGGGGGAAGGTTTTACTTGCGGCGCATCATCCGGCGGTGTTCGACAACCACCCCGATGATATGAATTTTTTCTTTAGCGGAATTTCTGACAGCGTAGTCTTCGTTGAGCGGCACGAGTTCAAATATTTCTTCGCCAGATTCGCTGACTCCGCGTGCTCGATACTTCTTAAATGTGGCTTCGTCACCCCCATTCTTAGCGACGACGTAATCGCCTGGCCCGGGATGTAATTCAGGATCTACGATAATAACATCGCCTTCAACAAAATCGGGTTCCATAGATTTACCTTTGACCTTTAGGGCAAAGGTACAACGAGAATGAAACTCTGACGTCAAAATATAATCCACCGTTCCATCAAGATTTCTGGCGTCACACTCAGCTGACCATGCCCCAGCCTGAACATAGCTGATAATCGGGATTTGTTGCGCGGCAACTGGTGCAGGCCCAACGTTAGGCTCATCTTCTTGACCGTACAAGAGGAAGCCTTCACTTACTCCAAGGTATTGAGCTAGCTTTGTTAACGACTTTCCGCCTGGCACGTTCAGATCCCTTTCCCAGTATCCAACCGTCACATCTGAAACCCCGAGCGCTTTACCGAGCTGGCCTTGGGTAAGCTTTCTTTGCTTCCTTAATTCCTTTAACCGCGTGCCAAGTGTTCCCACGATTCAACCCTTAGAAATGAAAACCTAAGTAATTTTAGTTTTTATTGACCTAAAAAAGATTAGATAATAATATCTAAATATTCTTAGGAGGACGCTATGACCACGACTGAACTTGAGCAGTATTTTGGCTCACCGAACAAGGCTGCTGAGTTTTTTGGAGTGTCGCCAGAAGCTTTTTATCAATGGCGTACAAGACCCGGGCAATTAATCCCGAAAGGTCGCGCAGCAGAAGCAGCTGCTCGTACCAAAGGAAAGCTCAAATACGACGCTTCGCTTTATCAAAAGCGTAACGAAAAAGCGGCTTAGCCGTAACTACCAAAGGACAAACAAGATGGTAGACAACATCAAAGCAGCAATAAGCGCGATGTGTAAGGCGCATCCCGCCGGTCGTCTCGGGATGGCTGCCGATCTCGGCATGAGCATCGACACCTTTCATAACCACATGTACCAGAAATGCGGCAGCCGCTTCTTCACGCTGGCCGAACTTGAGCGCATGGAGGACCTGTCCGGCGTATCAATGCTGGCGGAATATGCCGCGGCGCGCGTCGGCAAATTGCTGGTGGACGTTCCGAAGCCGGAAAGCATGGACAACGTGGACCTGTTCGCGATCGACATGAAAACCAGCGCGGCGAAAGGCCAGCTGGCGCAGGCGCAGATTGAAGCGGCGGAGGATGGAGTAATTGACCGTCATGAACGCAAAAAGCTCTCTGAGCTGTTTCGCAAGACCATTCGCCACCAGTTCCACGGGTTCATGGGCTTTATGGCGCTGTATGGGGTTTCAGACCAGGCAGTAGAAGTATTTATGAGCACCAGAAAAGGTGACGCCCCGAGTGTGCAGCTCGAGGCGTCGGGCGCGTCTTTTCAATAGTGGAGAAACTACGCATGAACAGTTTAACAACACGTTACCGCAGGTCGCAACTTATTGCGCTGCCGGTACCGGGCGGAGCCGGTCCGGTGCAGTACCGGTATGCAGTGAGATTATCAGGCCACTATGTGCCCGTCAGCTACCAGCTCGCTCTGCAGATGGTAGGGGAGTTTAATCGCCAGGCGGAGACTTTCGCGTGCAGGAACTCAACAGACGATACCGCGACTTGCGGGGAACTGAAGTCCACGTCACGGGTTACGACCCAGAAAAACGACAGGTTATCTTCCGGCGCGCTGGTTACCCGCACGACTGCATGCAGCCTGTTGAGCGGTTCCGCGAGAAGTTCAAAAGGGTGGATGCATGAGCGTTAAGTTATCAGCGTACGTGTGGGATGGCTGCGCGAGTGCCGGAATCAAAGGCACGAAGCTGCTGATCCTGGCGCGCCTGGCTGATTTCTCCAGCGATGAAGGTATCAGCTGGCCCAGCGTCGACACCATCGCGCGCCAGATTGGCGCCGGTCGCAGCACCGTAATTACCGCAGTTGGTGAGCTTGAGCGTGACGGATGGCTGACCCGTAAAGAACGCCGTCAGGGCCAGCGCAGTGGTACCAACATCTACACGCTGAACGTGCCGCGCCTGCGCCAGGCGGCTGCCGGTGCTTATTCTCAGGGTCCAGTTTCTGAACATTCAGAATCTGGACGTTCAGAATCCGAAGGTTCAGAAGCTGGACGTCCAGAATCTGAACGTCCGGAAAACCGCAAAAACGGCGCTTCTCAGGGTCCAGAATCTGGACACGATCCGTCAGTAACTTCAAAACAAGAACCATCAGATAAAAAACCTTCTTGTCAGGTTGCCGGGCAACCCGACGCTGAGCAGCTGATCACCGATAAAGCGATTGCTGTGCTGAAGCACCTGAACCTGGTCACCGGCGCGCGTTACCAGAACTCGAAATCCTCACTGGAGAACATCCGGTCCCGGCTGCGCGAAGGACATTCCGTGGACGACCTGCAGCTCGTGGTGGACTACAAGCACGAGCACTGGCACGACACGGAAATGTACGACTACATGCGCCCGCAGACGCTGTTCGTCCCGAGCAAGCTTGAAGGCTACCTGCTGAGCGCCACCCGCTGGAAAGAGCGTGGACGCCCGTCCCGCCAGCAGTGGAAGCAGCGCAGTGTGCAGCGCGACGACAGCGCATTTAAAGCCAGCTATGCCAGTGTTGATTACAGCCAGGTTCCGGAGGGGTTCAGATCATGACAAACGAGAAGCTGAAACACGAAGTTTTCGAAGAGCTGGCCTGCCAGCTGGAAAGACAGAATCTGTGGCGCCGCGCCGCGCATGTTTACCTGGCTGCATTCGATGCTTCGAAGAGTAACCGGGACCGCGAACGGCTGGCGAAGAAGCGCACCCAGTGCCTGAAGATGAGCAACCGCGTTGGTTACGTGGAAGGCCGTTGCTATCTGGCCGGTAACTATGTGGGGGAACTGTGATGCACCCGTTGAATGCTTACAGCCAGGCGCTGGCAGCGCTGCGCAGCAAACCGGCTCACGAATTAAAGGAAGTCCGTGACCAGTGGCGCACGCCGGACAATATTTTCTGGGGCATCAACGCCATGTTCGGCCCGCTCGTACTGGACCTGTTCTCTGATGGCGAGAACGCCAAATGCGAGGCGTATTACACCGCGGAGGATAACGCGCTGACGCAGGACTGGTCGGCGCGTCTGGCCGAACTCAACGGCGCCGCTTTCGGCAACCCGCCGTATAGCCGCGCGTCCCGGCATGACGGAGATTACATCACCGGCATGCGCTACATCATGCAGCACGCCAGTGCGATGCGGGAAAAAGGCGGGCGCTACGTATTCCTGATTAAGGCGCCACCAGCGAGGTCTGGTGGCCGGAGGATGCAGATCACATCGCCTTTATCCGTGGCCGTATCGGTTTCGATCTTCCGTCATGGTTCGTCCCTAAAGATGAAAAGCAGATCCCGTCCGGCGCGTTTTTTTGCGGGTGCCATTGTTGTATTCGATAAGAACTGGCGCGGTCCGGCGATGAGCTACATATCCAGGAAAGAACTCGAAGCGCGTGGCGACGCGTTCTTGGCGCAGATCCGCCACCAGGCTGAACGTTTGCTGATGAGTAACTGCCAGGAACCCGATGAGGATGAAACAGATCTGCATTCAGAAACTGAGCCGCAACTGCAGGCTGCCGAAACAGAGCTGCCACTGACAGCAGCCGACATCCTGGAACGAAGCGGCGTTGAGGCATGGGCCTGTGCATGCGCGGCGTTCGGCAGCAAAGAGGCGTATGCCTTCCATGAATCCCGCTTTGCTCACAGCTGGGCTGCCGATTCTGTAGAAAGCCCGATGCTGGTGACGGTGACCGTAGACGTCATTTCGCGCGCGCAGTCGCTGATTAAAGAGCACATCAACGGTGTGAAACTGCGGGCGTTCATGGACCTCAATGATTTTGTCTTTCAGGGCGATCCGGAGCGGAAAGACATGCACGAACGGCTCGCGACAGTCGCTCGCGAAGCTGAACAGCAGCATGGTCTGGCGATGGATGAGTTTCTGCTGGTTGTCGGGTCAATTGACACCGCGCACTGGCGGAATATCCGACAGCTTCGGGCCTCAGTTCGTGAAATGGCCGGGGCGCGGGAGAAAGCGGCATGAATTCCACCTCTGCTTTGACCGCCCGCCAGCAGGAGGTGCTGAATATGCTCGCGGATTTCCAGAGACGAAACGGTTACCCGCCGACACAGAAAGAAGTGGCCCAGCTTATGGGGGCCGCTTCACCCAACGCTGCGACCGATATGCTGCGTATGCTGGAGAAGAAAGGTGCCATATCGTTATCAAAAGGTGTCGCCCGCGGCATCACCATCAACGGCATTGCCAAAGAAGATGAAGCGGTTTCTCTGCTGCGTGCGATGGTAGAAGGTGAAGCCAAATCGCGCGATCGCGCGGTGGCTTTCCTGAAAGCGCGGGGTGCCATTGCATGAAGCTGACCCTGCCTTTTCCTCCCAGCGTTAACAGCTACTGGCGCGCCCCGACTAAGGGGCCGCTAAAAGGCCGTCACCTTGTCAGCGCCGACGGGCGCAAATATCAGAGCAATGCCGCAGCGGCCGTTGTTGAGCAACTGCGGCGCATACCCAGGCCTGTCACCAGCCTGCTGGCGGTGGAGGTGGTGCTTTATCCGCCTGACCGGAAACGCCGCGATCTGGATAACTATCTGAAGGCACTTTTCGATGCGCTGACGCTGGCCCATGTCTGGGAAGACGACAGCCAGGTGAAAAAGATGCTGGTGGAATGGGGCCCGGTAACCAGCAAAGGGAAGGTGGAAATAACGATCAGTAACTTTGTGGCGGGTGCAGCCGCCTGACAGATGGAGAAACCTATGAACCAGACACACCTGATTTCATTTTGCCCCAGGCATCATGCGGCGCTGGCAGGTCAGGAGCTTTTTATGTCCAGCCGGGAAATAGCCTCGCTTGTAGGTTCACGTCATACCGACGTGTGCACCGCCATTGAGCGGTTAATAAAGAAGAGCGTCATTGATGGGTATACGGCATTGCCGTACACCCATCCGCAGAACAGGCAGGAATACCATCACTACCTGGTTAACAAGCGTGACAGCTATGTCATCGTGGCGCAGCTATGCCCGGAGTTTACCGCGCGTCTGGTTGATCGCTGGCAGGAGCTGGAAAGCGGGCAGCAGATGAGCGTGCCGCAGTCGCTACCGGAGGCACTGCGCCTTGCTGCGGATCTGGCGGAGCAAAAGGAAAGACTTACACAGGAACTCGCCGCCGCGGCACCAAAGGTGGAGTTTGTGGATCGCTACTGCTCCGCCAGCGGTTCGCTCTCATTCCGTCAGGTGGCAAAGCTGTTAAAAGCCAAAGAGACGGATTTCCGCCTGTTCCTGATCGACAACGAGATTATGTACCGCCTCGGCGGGGTGCTGACGCCGCGCCACCAGCATATTGATGCCGGACGATTCGAGGTGAAAACGGGCACCTCCACGACATCCAACCACGCGTTCAGCCAGGCGCGTTTCACAGCGAAGGGTGTTAAGTGGATAGGTGGGCTGTGGGCTGAGCATGTGGCGAAGGGGAACGCAGCGTGAGAGCTCTGTTAACACCGGAAATCGCGCGCGGAATGGGTATCGTGCTGCTTCGTCCTGGTCCCGAACTGATGCCCATATTTGCAAACGGGCGCGTGCTGGTGGAGGTGCAGCCAGAAAGCATGGCACGGTTCCCGAGCGGAGCGGTGCCGCCGGCGCACCAGCCTCTGGCTGATGACGAAGGGCTGAAAGTCTTCTTTACTGATGAGCGGGTGATCCGGGCTGCGGGTGGCATCAATGCGCTGGAGCACTGGCTGATGAAGCAGAAGGGCGGCTGCCAGTGGCCGCATAGTGAATATCATCACCATGAGCTGACCACGATGAGGCATGAGCCCGGCGCGCTGCGCCTGTGCTGGCACTGTGATAATCAGCTGGCCGAACATTTTACTGAGCGCCTGTCAGCAATTGCCCGTTCCAATGTGATAGCCTGGATTATCAGCGTCGCGCGCGGTGCCCTTGCCTTTGACGATACCCACAAGCTGACTCTGCCGGAGTTGTGCTGGTGGGCTGTCAGGATGGATATCACAAATGCGCTGCCGGACAGTGTGGCGCGCCGTGCGCTGTGCCTACCGCCTTTGCCAGTGCAGGGCGTGTCGCGTGAAAGCGATATTGTTCCGGGACCGTCGGCGGCGGAAATAGTACAGACGAAAGCACAGCGTGCTGGTGCCGTGAAGACGCCAATGAACTGCGACAAGCCGCAGGAACAACAGCCGCGGGTGGTTGCGCTGACAATCGACCCTGAGTCGCCTGAAAGTTACATGCTCCGGCCAAAGCGCCGCCGCTGGGAAAACGAGAAATACACCCGCTGGGTTAAGCAGCAGCCTTGCGCATGCTGCAACCAGCGGGCAGACGATCCCCATCACCTGATCGGCCACGGGCAGGGCGGGATGGGTACTAAAGCCCATGACCTTTTCGTATTGCCTTTGTGCAGAAGGCATCACGACGAGCTCCATCGGGACACCGTGGCATTCGAAGAAAAATATGGCTCACAGCTGGAGCTTATTTTTCGTTTTTTAGACCGCGCGCTCGCGATCGGCGTGCTGTCATAAGTGGAGTGGAGACCACACATGAACCTCGAAGCCTTACCTAAGTTCTATTCCCCGAAATCACCGAAACTCGATGATGAGACACCAGCCACCGGCAGCGCCGCGCTGACCATCTCGGATGTAATGGCTGCACAGGGTCTCGTCCAGTCTAAGGCGGCGCTGGGGTTCAACCTCTTCCTCGCCAAAATGGGCATTCAGGATCCGCAGCCCGCTATTGATGGCCTGGTTAAATATGCGCTCGTGCTAAATAACGGCGTAATGAAAAAACTCGGTGAGCGCGCACGCGCGGAAATGGCCCTTTGTCTGGCTCAGTTCGCCTACAGCGACTATGCGCGCTCGGCAGCCAGCAGCTGTGAATGCCATCACTGTGAAGGAAAAGGGGTTAAGCGCGTGCGTCGGGAGGTGGTGAAGCATCCTGGTGTGAAAGGCGTGGATGCGACAATTCGCGTAGAGGAAGTGGAAGAACTCTGTAAGCACTGCGGTGGAAAGGGAGTTATCAGTACGGCCTGCCGGGACTGCTCAGGACGGGGAATGGCGCTTGACCGTAAGCGTACCGAGTTACACGGCGTGCCGGTGCAAAAGCTGTGTGAACGATGTGGCGGTAAAGGGTTTGCACGTCTTCCCACCACTCTGGCGCGCCGTCAGGTGCAGGTGCTGGTGCCTGATATGACCGATTACCAGTGGTACAGCGGGTTTGCTGACGTCATTAATCTGCTGGTGACGAAATGCTGGCAGGAAGAAGCATTCGCGGAAAAAATGCTGCGAGAAGTCACACGTTAAAAGCCTGATTAAACATTTTAGCGACACGATGCTTGCTAAATTCAAAAAATTGGGTAGGATTTTTCTAACGATGGGTGTTGTGTATCCACCGTTCCGAACCCGCTTATCGTAGCGGGTTTTTTATATGACCTGTCTGTTCCTTTAACTGGTAATAAATTTCCAAAGTGTCATGGCAAACCTGTACGCAGGTACCTACGCTGTAAAGGTACTCGTGAGATAAGGATGCCTATGCTGTGGATTGAACAAGGTCTTTATATCAGGATTCAGGAACTCGATAACGGACCCACACCAATGCCGTTAAAGAGCGGGTTTAATATGGAAACGGCTTATCGGGTGCTGGGTTGTTTTAACCCATCTGAAACGTCAGATGCATATTACATACTGGCTAATGATCGGGATGAAACGTGGTTTATATGTAATCGACATGTTCGCGTTGTATGTGTGGATAATAAACGGAAAGAATTCCGTTACCCGATCTCTGTCCTGAACCTTCACTGAAAAAATAAAGCAAAACTCAAACTGGCTGCCTGCGGGCGGCCTTTTTCATTTCCCCTCGCTCAGAGAGGATGCACAGCAATAGAGGGGGATACATGTCCGATCCGGTTTCGGGAACTGTCGCAGCAGGTGCTGCGCTTACTGGTGCAAGTATCTATGGACTGCTGACCGGCACAGATTATGGCGTAATTTTTGGCGCGTTTGCCGGCGCGGTCTTTTATGTTGCCACCGCGGCAGACCTGACCCTGATCCGGCGCGCCGCCTATTTTGTTGTTTCGTACATCGCTGGCGTTTACGGTGCGGGGCTGGTGGGCTCCAAGCTTGCCAGCTGGACGGAATACAGCGACAAGCCGCTTGATGCACTGGGGGCCGTTATCCTCTCTGCGCTGACGATTAAAATCCTGACGTTCGCCAGCCAGCAAGACCCTGCGCAGTGGTTCCAGCGGTGGAGAGGGGGAGCCAATGGTAATAAGTGATCCGCTGGTACTGACCAACGTGGCGACGTGCTCGGCCATTGTTTTGAGGCTGATGCTGTTCCGCAAGCCCGGTGCCCGTCACCGCTGGTGGGCATCGTGGCTGGCATACCTGATTATTCTGGCGTATGCCTCTGTGCCGTTCCGCTACGCCTTCGACTTTTACGTCCACACACACTGGGCGTCGGTCATCATCAACTTAATCATCTGCGCCGCCGTGTTCCGTGCCCGGGGCAACGTGGCGCGCCTGTTTCAGGTACTGAGGCCCGAATGAACCAACAACAATTTCAGCAGGCGGCTGGTTTAAGCGCCAGCTTGGCTGCGCGCTGGTTCCCGCACATTGATGCGGCGATGCGTGATTACGGCATCACTGCGCCGGTCGACCAGGCAATGTTCATCGCGCAGGTCGGCCATGAAAGCACCGGCTTTACCAGGCTGGAAGAGAGCTTCAACTACAGCATCGCAGCGCTTAATGATTTTGTCCGGGCTGGCCGGTTAACTCAGGATCAGGCCAACACGCTGGGCCGCCGCACGTATGAAAAGGTGCTGCCCCTTGAACGCCAGCGCGCGATCGCCAATCTGGTTTACAGCAAGCGCCTCGGTAATAACGCCCCGGGTGATGGCTGGAAATATCGCGGACGCGGGCTCATCCAGATCACCGGGCTCGAGAATTACCGCGATTGCGGCGCCGCGCTGAAACTCGACCTTGTGAGCTCGCCGGAACTGCTTTCCGAAGACACCAGCGCAGCGCGATCTGCAGCATGGTTCTATACCAGCAAAGGCTGTCTGAAATATCCGGGCAATTTGCTGCGCGTCACGCAGATCATTAACGGTGGGCAGAACGGTCTGGAAGACAGACAGGCCCGCTATGCGGCAGCGCGCCGGGTGCTCTGATGGCTGCGCTATGGGGCTTTGTCCGGGCATGGTGGAAGCCGCTACTCTTCCTGGCCGCTGTGGGATTTGCGCTTTATTACCGGGCCTCGCTCACAAAAGCTGAGGCATCTTTAACCGAAGTTAATCGTGAATTAAAACTGGCTAAAGATGACATTGAGGATATGCAGCGCCGTCAGCGGGATGTGGCTACTCTAGATGCCAAATACACGAAGGACTTAGCGGATGCTCAGAAAAATATTGCTCAGCTTGAGCGCGATGTGGCTGCTGGCCGTAAGCGGCTGCAGCTCAACGCCACCTGTTCCGCGCAGGGAGCGCCCGGCACCACCCGCGTGGATGATGGAGCCAGCCCCCGACTTACTGACGCCGCTGAACGGGATTATTTCACCCTCAGGGAGCGGATCGAGACCGTGACCAGGCAGTTGAGCGGATTGCAGGCTTATGTTCGGGAGCAGTGCTTAAGATAA